GACGATCTGGAAGTGGTTGCCGCTGAGGGAGGTGTCGAGGGTGCGAGCGTCGTTGACCTCCGAGTAGTAGAAGGCCTCGTTGGTCGTGAAGATCGTCTCGTCGCCCGACGCGATCAGGGTGAGGGGGAAGAACACGATCCGGCCCTGGTGGCCCACGAGGGAGTCGACGCTGACGAAGGCCCCGATGCTCGTCAGGTTGATCGGGTCGTTGGTCGTGTCGCCCGGGAGGTAGCGCGTCGAGTTCGTGGTCGTGGCCGTGTCGTCGGGGAACATGGCCGTGTGCCCGTTCACCGCCCAGCAAGTGACCGCGGGACCAGCCTCGGTGGGGGTCGTGTGATTCGAGCGCGTCGTCTGGAAATGGAAGTGCTTGGGCCGGATGTTCGGGGAGTAGTCGATCTGGTTCGACTCCGACCACACGTTCTCCCACACCGGGTTGTTCTTGTAGTGCCGCTTGTACCGGTACAGGACGAAGTGGACGGTTGAGACCCCGGCCGGCGCATCCCAGTATTCGACCCCCATGAAGATCTCGGTGTTGTTCTGGTCCACGCCCGGGGAGGCCTCGGACGGCCAGAACATCGGGTTGTTGACGTGGAGGCCGATGATCCGGTACTGCTCGGAGGCGAGGGAAGGATCGGGGACCGGGGGCGTCGGGGGGAGGTGGCGCAGGTTGAGGCGCGGGAGCGGGACCAGCGCACCCGAGGAGTCCGCGTAGCACCGGAACGTCCCGTTCTCCTGGGCGGTGCCCGGCGGGTGGTTCGGGGAGATCGTGGTGCGGATCCCCGGCGTGAAGTTGTCGATCGCCTTCCAGCCGGGATCGAGCGGGGGTGCGGCCATGGGACGAGTCTACGCGAGGAGGTCGTGCTCGAGGAGAAAGACCAGGAGGGCCTGACGCTCGCGCAGGGTCTCCACTTTGGCCTTGGCGCGGGCCAGGTCGAAGGACTCCTCGACCGTGGCCACGCCGGCCCACTCGCGCGCCGCCGTCACCGACTCGCCCGAGACGACCAGATCCTTGAAGGTCTTGGCCTTCTTGCGCTCGAAGGTGACCGCGACGATCGGCACCGCGTCGATGGCCGAACGGAGATCCTCGTTGACCTTGAGGAGTTCCGCCTGGGCCTCGGCGGGTGTCACTCGAAGTTCTGCCAGTCAGTGGCCAGGATGTCCGTCTGGGACGCGAGCCACGGCACGAGGTCACCCTGCGCCGTCGACATGAAGATGTAGGGCAGGGTCATCTTCGAGTGCTCGTCAGGAACCTGCAGCTCGAGCCACATCCCCTTGCCGTTCCAGCCCTCACGCTGCACGCGTTCGCCGGCCTTGAGTTCGTCGATGGCGCTGCCGAAGTCGAAGGTCATGGCGTGTCCTCGGTGACGGAGTAGAGCTGGCGCAGCAGGATCATCACCGTCGCGTAGAAGGTGTTGACCGCGGCGATCTGCTCGGGCTCCCAGGTCGCCACCCCGAACACGATCAGGAGGTTGATGGTGACCGCCACGAGGGTCGCGCCCGCCTGGGACCAGACCTTGATGAAGTGCTTGATGTCCATGGGTCAACCCTCCTGGTTGCGGGCGACGGCAGCCTTGCTCCACATGGAGCACTGCTCGAGGTTGGTGAGGGCGAGGGCCTTCTCTCGACCCTCGGGCAAGTTGCGATTCAGCATCTTGGCCATGATGACGAACTCGGTCGTGAGGTCGTCGAGCTTGGTCGCGATGTCATCGCTCTGAGGCGGGTGGTTGGTGAAGTTGTGGGTGATCTGCTCGTTGTCCATGGCTCAGCTCCTACTTCTTGGCCGCGGCCGCGGCACGGGCCTTGGCGGCTTGGGCCTTGGCGGCTTGGGCTCGCGGGGGCAGGTCGGGGCCGGCCTTGGCCGCGGGGTCGTCGGGGTCGGGCTCGGGGTCGCGGTCGTCGTCGTTCACGGCCATGCCTTCGACGATGGACTCGACGCTGACGGGCTCGGAGGCCTCGGCCGGCGCGAAGGGGATGAGGGCTGCCGCGGCCGCGGGGTCGGCGAGGGCGAGCTGGGTGGTGAGGGCCTGGATCTGCTTCTGCATCTGCACGACGGCCTCGGCCATGTTGCGGTTCTCGTTGACCGTCTGGGTGGCCGGGTTGAGGTGGTTGCCCTCGGGGTCGTCGATGACGGTGAACAGGCGCTCGCCGGTCATGGAGGTGACCTCGAGCTTCGGCAGGTTCCGGTGGCGGGAGGCGGGGTAGAGATCCGCGTTCTCCTCGTTGATCTCCCACTCCTGGGGGTACCAGGAGTCGCCGTAGGTCCCGTACTTGGTCTGCAGCCGGTCCAGCTCCATCGTGCGGTGCTGCAGGTGCGGCTGGGAGTTGCGGTCCCCCACGTCGACGGCGCGTGGGTCCCCCAACCAGTAGACCATGGCGAAGTACGGGACGATCGTCTCGCCTCCCGGTTCGATGACGTAGCGCTGGTTCGCGTAGTCGTCCACGAACGGTCGCCGCGCGTCGAGGTTCTTGACGCGGACGATGGTCTGCTCGGGGATCACTTCGGCCATGGTCGCCTGCTTTCAGGTCGTGGGGAGCCCGGGGAAGCCGAGCGCCACCGTCTTGTTGTGGAGAAGTGTAACCGAGGGCACGAGGTAGGTCGGGAAACCCGCGTCCGCGGCCCGCATGCAGAACCCGTAGTCCTCCCCGTGGTGCACCCCGTCGATGATCGGCTCACAGAACCAGGGGACAGGGGGGCCGTGGATCTCGAGCAGGGTGTCGATGACGGCGCGCGGGATCAGCATGAAGCCCGCACCCGCGCCGTCGATCTGGACCACCCCGTCCCCGGCGTCGGCGTGGAGGGCGTAGAACCGGTCCATGGTGAAGCACTCGACGTTGCGGGTGCCCAGGGCGTAGTTGCCGGCGACGACGAACGGGACGCCGTGACGGGTGGACGAGTAGGCCCCGGTGAAGATCGCGGGGTGAGGATGAGCCTCGGCCGCGGTCACGATCTTGGTCACGTCGTCGGGCGTCCAGGAGATGTCGGAGTCCACGAACAGGAGGTAGTCGAAGTGGCCCTGGTCCCGGGCCCGCTCGATCACGACGTTGCGGCCGTCGTCGAGGTACGGGCCGTAGGGTTCGATGATGCAGGCCTTGACCCCGGTGCTGGGGGTGGTGGCCGTGCGGATCATCGAGTTGACGTACTCGACGCGCAACGACCCCCCGCAGATGGTTCCGAGGAACACGAGCGGGGGGTCGTTGACGGGAGTGGGTTGCGGGTCGCCTGTAGTCATGGACCACAGGGTAGCGCTGGCGGGATCAGCCGAAGAACTTGACCCACACGTCCACGGTGCCGTTGGCGCCGGAACCGTCGCGGATCGCGATGCCACACGCCTCACCGAGCGCCGCGGTGGCCGAGGAGTTGACCCGGCCGGCCGTGGTGACGGAGCGGATGAGGATCTGACCCGCCGACACGGTGCCGGCGCACGGGACGTTCTCCGCGATGCCGGCGATGACGACCTGCGCGATCTCACCGGCAGCCGGCGAGTTGATGCAGATGCCCACGGTGGTGGCCGCGACCCCGTCGGTGGCGATGGTCGCCACGTTGCCGGTGGTGTTGACCGCCACGACGGCGGGGCCGGTGATCGCGCTCTGGGCCTTGAACGGCGCGATCTGCTGGTACAGCTTGTCGGTGTCGCTCGTGTACCCGAAGGCCAGGAGCGGGTTGGTGATGGTCTTGTCTGCCATGGAAGGAGTCTCCTGAGAGGAAGGGTGGTCGGGGGGTCAGGCCGTGAGGGCCGTCATCTTGCCCTGGGTCTGGGGGGACAGGACCATGAGGTTCCCGTACCACAGGAGCTGGCCGGTCATGGCGTCCTGGTTGACCGGACGCTGGAAGTCGACCATCGAGAAGTCGGTCGACGAGAACGAGGCGAGCTGGATGGTGTCCTCGTTGAGGAACAGGATCGCCGAGTTCGAGGCGTTGGCCCCGTCGAACACCTTGTCGTCGAGCACCCACGGGATGTTGTCGAACGACAGGTTGGTGAACCCGGCGTTCGTCATGTTCTCGTCGGTGTTGACGTAGCGCTGCGACGCGACCAGGAGCGCCCACAGGCGGTTGTACTGCTCCTTGCGGGACAGGGCCAGGGTCGGGCTGTTGCCGCCCTTGGTGCAGGACGAGACCATCGACCGGAGGCTCGAGAGCGTGAGGGTCGTGGTCGTCGAATCCACCTGCGAGTTGAGGTAGGTGTTCGACGACCGGGTCAGGCCGGCGTAGGCCGTGGCGACACCGCCCGCGTCGACCGCGCCCTTGAGCCCGTCGATCTGCTTGGGGTCGGTCACCACGTCCGAGTAGATGCCGGTGCCGATGTTGTTCGCCATCTGCATGCGGGCCTGCTCCCACTGGATGGTGAGCAGGTTGGCGACGGCCTCGGTGCTGTTGCACTTGGCGAGGGTCAGACCGTCGACGGTGACCGGGACGTACTGCTGCTTGATGTCCCAGGCGCCGTTCTTGATCGTGTCGTTCGGCGCCACGTCGAGGAGGTCGTAGCCCTGGTACGGGCCACCGTTGCTCCACGTCGCGTACATGAACGGGACCTCGATGTGGGTGCCGCCATCGTAGTAGCGCTTGTTGGCCTTGTTCAGTCGCCAGAACAGGGCGTTGGTCCCGTAGATCTGGTCGATGATCCGAGGCAACACGACCCGCTTGGAGATCGAGTTGACCGTGTTCGTACCGATCACAGCGGTCGTCGTGGACATTGGTTCCTCCGAGGAAGGGGACTGGCTCAGGTTGGGGTGAGTTGTCGCCTAACTCGGGTACCGCTTGTCTGAGGATTCCGAATCAAACAAAGTCTGGACAGTGCGCGGGAATGGGTGTAGGAATACCGAATCAACCCTCAGATCGGGGGTGGCAGAGGGGGAACCATGGACGGGTACGAAGGCGAGGACGACTGGGAGTTCGGGGATCCGACATGGGAGCCCGTGGACTGGCGCCAGTTCTGGGACGACCTCGGGTGCTCGACCCTCGCCATGCTCGGCGTGGTCGGTGTGATCCTGGGCGTGGCCTGGTGGGTGGGACGATGAGCACCTACGAGATCTTCCTCTCCATCGTGACGGTCACCGCCGGCATCTCCCTGGTGGTCTGGCTCATCACCCGCCGGCCACCCCCACCCCCTGCCCCCTCGCCGGTCCACGACGACCGCCCGACCATGGCCGAGTTCACCACGGCCCTCGCCGCGCTCGAACGATCCCAGGAAGCCACCCTCGCGGCCATCGCCTCCCAGTCCCTGGCCTCCCAGGAGCACCTCGAGCGGGTCGTCACCAAGATCGTCATGCCGTCGGGCCCCGCGACACCGGCCGAGGACGCGGCACCGTGGGAAGGCACCCTCGATCCCGAGGACCCGCTGCTGGTCCCTGGGCGCGAGGCCTCCGACGACTGGATCTCCGACGACGCGCTGGTGGATCCGTTCGCCCCACCCGCAGGTCTGCCGCTGCCGCCCATGCCCGGGGTCCAGCCGCCAGACAACTTCGGAGGTGCGTGATGGTCGCCATCATCCTCGCCGTGCGCTGGGCGGTGAAGCCATGAAGTTCCTCACGATCCGCCAACCCTGGGCCCAGCTCATAGCGGTGGGCGCGAAGCACATCGAGACCCGCCCGTTCTCCACGAAGTACCGGGGCCCGCTCGCCATCCACGCCGGGAAGGCATGGCCGGTCCCGGTGGGCGAGTGGCAGGTGCCCAGCGACCGAGGGCCGGGCCCGATGATCGAGCGACTGGTGAGCCCTCTCGCCGGAACGTACCGGTGGGAGGCGATCCGGACCCCGCTCGGTGCGGTGGTGGCGGTGTGCGACCTGATCGACGTCGTCCCGATCACCCCCGATGGTCACTGCCCGAACCCGCCGGATCATGGATGGGCCAACCACGTCAGCCGGTCGGGCGTCACGGGCAACCTGAACGGCTACTGGACCGGCCACACGCAACCGCTATTCGCCGTCGAGGACCTGTCCGACCAACTCCCGTTCGGTGACTTCACCCCGGGCCGGTTCGCGTGGCTGCTCGACAACGTGCGCCCGATCGACCCGGTGCCGATGAAAGGCGCCCAAGGGCTCCGCGACCTGCCCGCCGACGTGGAGGACATCATCGCCGTGCGCTGGGCCATCGGAGGTGGAGCGTGAACGAACGAGAAGAACGAGCCGCCTACGTGCTCGACGCGTGGGCCGAAGCCATCCGCATGGACTGGGGCAGCATCGACGGTCGCTCGTGCCGCGCCCAGTTGGGGGAGATCTCCGCCTACCTGCGCGGCGCCAAGGACACGCTCACCTTCGATGACGTGTGCGTGTGCCGGTGCAACGGTACGACGCACTGGCACGGCGACCTGTGGGGCGAGATGTGCCCCGGGGTCGCATCGGAAGGAGCCCCCGATGCCTGACCCGGACCAGCCCCTGCACCCGCTCGAATGGGCGTGACCCTGGTGGCCCCTCGGATCCCCGCCGGCTCGCGCCTCCCGTGGTGGGAGCGTGACCCTCGTCCCCTCACCAAGTACGCGTGGATGGACGACGGCGCCTGCCGGGACCTCGACATCAACTTCTTCCCCGACGAGTCCGACACCCGGGCCATCGACCGGGCCAAGCACGTCTGCTCCACCTGCCCGATCCAAGCCCGGTGTGCGGGGGAGGCTCTGGGCCGGCGCGAGCCCTACGGCATCTGGGGTGGGCTCAGCGAGAAGGATCGTCGCAGCATCCTGCGGCGCAACCGACAGTCAAGGACGTGACCATGACCCATCAACTCGGCATCCGGGAGGGTGCCCTGATCCCCGAGGGCTACGAGGTGGACGACATCGCCACACAGAAGGGTTGGCAGATGGAGCGCCTGTGCGTGGCCATCTGCGGACTGTGGTGGGGCTGGGGCTTCCAGCGGCTCGTCACCTACTACTCCCGCGAGGCCCGGCCCATGGTCATCCTGCAGATGGCCAACCCGTGGCGCAACATCGACCTTCGGAGCAAGACATGACCCCCACGCTCTCCCTCCATTCCTGGTACTCCCGCCGCCTCGGTCACTGGGTGGCCGTGTGCGACCAGTACCCCGACCTCAACGGCGCCGGCAAGACCCGCATGGCCGCGCGCCTCGACCTCGAGAACCAGATCGCGAGTCTCCATGGTTGACTACTGCCAGCTCTGCGGAGAGCCTTCCTTCGAGTTGGTCGAAGTCCGCATCTCCCACGACCAGACTGCCCGCCTCTGTTCGGAGTGCGAGCGGCTGATCCTCGACGACGGCATGGTGCCCGATGAGTGATCTTCCGGTGCCCCCACCCGACGACCCACGCGATCACGTCTGGCACGTCATCCGAGGCGATCACCTCATCGCGATGCTGCAGCAGGCCATCGACGAGGATGACGCCGGCATGGTCTACCTCGAGCACTACGCCAACACAGCCGAGGGCGGCGACCATGAGTGACGACTTCGACAACGACCCCCGGCTCGAGGACCGCGACACCATCGTCATCTTCGAGGCCGACATCCCCAAATACTCGATCAACGCGAAGGGCCGGCTGGTCCTGACCGTTGAGGTGATGCCCGAGGACAAGTACCTGGCCATGCCGATCACCGACATCCAGGGGCGACGGTTCTCCTTCCGCATCTACACGAACACCCTCCGCGCCTCGAGGCTGCGGTCCCGGCTCGACACGGCGCGGGTCGCGATGCAGCCGGCGTCGGACTGGGAGAGACTCGTCCTCACCTTGAGCGATCCCGCGGAAGGCGGCGACGATGAGTGACACCGGCATCTGCCCTCGTTGCGGGGAGGACTGCTTCGCCTTGTATCCAGTGATGACTGTCCACGGTCAGATTCTCGAGGTGTGCTCCGACTGTGAGAGCGACCTTCTCGATGAGTACAACACCCAGGAGGCTGACGATGAGTGACCTCTCCGGCCTCCTGGGCGACGACCCCGAGATCCAGGCCCTGATCCGCGAGCGCGCGACCAACATGATCAACTCGATCTTCGATCAGGCCGAGTTCGATCTCCGCCACGGTGACTCGGGGGCGCGGTCCGCGGCCTACAAGAACCTGCTGCCGATGCTCATGAAGGTCGCGCAGGCCTCCACCACCGAGGACTCGGAGACGGCGCGCATGATGGAGGAGGGCCACAAGATCCTCGCGGAGATGCAGGCCTCCCTCCCCTCCTATGAAGCGTTCGAGGACGATGAGCCCGACTCCCCCTTCGACGACCGGGACTGACCCATGGCCTTCGATCCCTTCCCCTTCATGAATGCCCTCAAGGTGGCGGACCGCGACACCAACCAGCTCGTGTCCCTCAGCAAGCACATGACCTGGCCGCAGAAGGTTCTCCTGCAGTCCGTAGCGGACGACATCAACGCGGACAAGCCCGTGCGCTACATCGTGCTCAAGGCCCGCCAGATCGGGATGTCGACGATGATCGAGGGGCTCATGTTCATGTTCTCGGTCCTGATCCCGCGCATGAACGGCAAGGTCGTGTCGCACGAGGGCGACTCCAATGAGCACCTGCTCCGCATCACCAAGACCTACTTCGAGAACTTCTGGGGCGCCAACTGGGTCCTCACGCCGAACACCTACGCGGCGAACAAGCTCGGGTGGAAGGAGAACGGCAGTCGGATCTCGGTCGCCACCGCGAAGAACAAGGAGGCCGCGCGCTCCCAGACCGTCCGCTTCATCCACGGGTCTGAGGTCGCGTTCTGGCCGGACCCCGAGTCCCTCACCATGTCCCTGTTCAACACGCTCCCGCGCCAGCCCCTCACCTTCTTCTTCCTCGAGTCCACCGCGAACGGCGTCGGTGACTACTTCCACACGACCTGGAAGGCCGCGAAGGCCGGCGACGTGGAGTACAAGCCGCTGTTCTTCGCGTGGTGGCAGCACCCGAACTACCGCGCCACCCGCATCGGCCTCTCTCACCTCCTCTCCGCGCCCTTCATCCCCCAGGGCGACGAGGAGAAGTTCGTCGCCAAGTACCTCAAGTCCCGCGGCCTCGACAACCACCAGATCCACGACCGGATGCTGTGGCGCCGTTCGATCCTCGCGACCGAGTGCGCGGGGGACGTGGAGAAGCTGCACCAGGAGTACCCGCTCACCGACGACGAGGCCTTCGTTTCCACGGGCAAGAACGTGTTTAAGATCGACATGCTGCGCTCGATCTACGCCCCAATGATCCCCCAGATCGGGAGCCTGATCACCCGCCCGAACGGTCGCATCGAGTTCCTGCCCGACCCCGACGGTCCCCTCAAGGTCTACAAGACCCCCTCCCAGGATCGTCGCTTCGGCCAGTACCTCATCGGTGGCGACCCAGCGTTCGGAGGTGTGGCCGGCGACTACTCGTGCGCGCAGGTGATCAACCGCCAGACCTGGGAGCAGTGCGCCGTGTTCCGCGACCGCCTCGACGCCGCGTCACTCGGCGAGGAGATGGTGAAGCTCGGCAGGTGGTACAACGACGCCCTCCTCGCGCCCGAGGCCAACAAGGGTGGCGGCGCGGCCGTGGCGACCCTCCGCGCCCGCGCCTACCCGAACATCTACATCCACGAGTCACCCGGCAACATCAAGGGGATGCTCGCGAGCCAGTATGGGTGGGTCACGAACCCGCAGACCAAGTCCGAGGCCATCGGCAACCTGCAGAAAGCCCTGTTCGATGCGGCCCAACCCGCGGCCCAAGCCCGCGGCCTCGGCCTGCGCATCCACGACAAGGCCACCTACGAGGAGATGAAGGGCTACGTCATCCTCGACGGCAACAAGTACGGCAACTCCGCGGGGCAGGTCGATCACGACGACCTCGTGATGTCACTCGCGATCGCGCTCACCTGCACCATGTACCAGAACGCGAACCTCATGAACTCGGGCGACGCGTACTCCGAGCCGCAGTACGAGATGCTCGACCTCCACGGCGCGGGGCCCACCACCCACGGCACCCGCACCCCGTTCGAGGAGAAGCTGGACCTCCTGGGCGTGGACTCCGCGCCCGTCATGCACAACACTGGGACCGACGAGGACCCGCGGGTGGCGATGGAACGATCCGTCACCAACACCTGGGCCACGGAAGATACGGAAGGCGACTATGGATTCTGACACGAGCAAGTTCGACCAGTTCCTCGAGGACAACTACCCCCTGATCCGGGTCCTGATCGGGGTCCTCGGGATCGTGTTCATCATCACCTCCCCCCTGGTCTGGGGCGGGGTCGGCTGGGCGTCGGGGTTCGTGGTCCTCGTCGTCGGCATGAACCTGAGCTACCTCGCGGTCAGGGGCGCATGATGAACGGTGCTGGATGGTTCATGCTCGGGGCCCTCACTGCGGTCGTCTGGTACTTCGTCGTGGACACGCTGATCGAGCGGCGCCAGAGGCGACTCGACCGCAGGAACGCCGAGGCCCTCGACCAGATCAAGGACGCGATCTTCAACGAGCCGCTCCCGTTCGGGGTCCCCATCGTGGAGTCCGACATGGTGCCCGACGACAAGATCTACGCCATCAACCCGAGCTACTTCTACCTGGACGGCACTCAGGCTGACGGGACCGCCTTCGTCATGAACAAGCAGTCGATGGCCCGCATCCGCAACCTCAAGGAGTCGTGATGCCCACCTACGAGTTCAAGTGCCCCAACGACCACCGCATCACCGTCGTCCTCCCTTCCCACGAACGCGACAACCTCGTGGGCCGGCCCTGCACCGACTGCGACGAACCCCTGCGCCGACGGTGGACCCCGTTCCGCGTCATCGCTCCGTTCGAGGGTCACTTCAACCTGGGCACCGGCACCTACGTCGAATCGAAGCGGCAGCTCGACGAGGCCAACCGGATCGCCTCCGCGGAACGCACCCAACGGCTCGGACTCGAGACCAATTTCGTGGCCCATGACGTGCGCGACCTCGATGCCGCGTCGATGGGGGTCACCGAGGACGGCATGAACACCACCCATGACGCCCAGGTCGCGGCCGGCATCAAAGAGTCCAAGGGAAGGTTCGTGTTCTGATGGACGACCAAGATGAGTTGGGAATCAGGTCGATTCTCCCCCAGATCATCGAAGAGGTCTATAGCCCCATGCCCCCGTTCTTCCGCCCCAATGACCCTTCCACCTTCCGCGCTGACTTCAAGCAGGACTGGATGTGGAACGTCATCGGTGACGACATCCTCCCGTGGATCTCGCGCTCCCGACGCGCCTACCGTCGTCGCAAGACTCAACTCAAGCGGTGGCTGGGTCATGTCCTCGAGGACCATGGCATCATTGAACGGGAGGACTGGTGATGGACTATTGCGCGCTCTGTGGGTTCCCAGCCGACGATCACTGGGCCAACTGCCCCAACGCCCCGTGCCCCCCGCCGTGCCCGGGTCCTCCCATCCTCCTCGGCCCCTGCCCAACCTCCCTGGCCCTTCTCATGACCGCGTGCCTTGTCTCCGAGGTCGAGTCGTACCTGCGCCACCCTTCACGTTCGATGTACGACTTCGTGGACCCAACACCTCCTGGGGATCAAGACACCTGAGGGCGTCTACACTCGCGGGCATGGCCCTAGCCTCCGCGACCGATGCCACTACGCCCCCCGAGTCCCCGTCCGGTCTCGAGGCCAAGTGGACCCCGGGCAAACCTCTCCCCCGTCACGCGCCCAAGCTGATCCTCGAGGCCAACCCCTCCGACGCGAACCTTGCGCTCTACGGCGAGATGCTCCACCTGTTCACCCTGGCCCGCACGCACCGCCGGCCGATGGTGCAGCAGTGGGAGCGGAACTACCGCTCGCTCTACAACGACTACTGGGGCCAGACCCGCGCCACCTGGCTCCCGTCGCCGGCCCTCCCCGAGATCTACCCGATCGTGGATGCCCTCGTGTCCTGGGAGTCGGACCAGCGTCCGCGCTACACGATCGCGCCCCAGGCCCTCCCGCACACCGAGTACGCCCGGTTCTTCGAGGACGTGGCCTCCAACCTCGAGACCGTCCTCGACGCCTCCTATCAGGTCAACGACGAGGAGGGGCAGATCGCGATCGCAGAGTGGGACAAGTACGTCTACGGCACCGGCATCCTCAAGACGACCTGGGACATGACCCTCGCGGGCGGGCTCGGGGACGCGATCACGCGCCGCGTCTCCCCCTTCGCGTTCTACCCGGACCCGCAGGCCACGTCGCTCGACGATGCCAACTACTTCATCGAACTGCGCCGGATGTCGATCCAGGAACTCGACCGCCGCTACCCGGGCACCGACTCGATCTTCCGCGAGGGCGGCACCGACATCGACTCGGATCGCGAGCCCAACCAGATCCTCGCCTCCACCGACGGCGAGCCCCGCCGCGTCTCCCCGGGCAACATCGGATCGAACACCTCGGCGTCCTACGGGGCCCCGGGCCAGGCCGGCATCCGCGCCACCGACATCCCCGGGGTCACCGTCCTCGAGTGCTGGATCCGTCAGCACAAGACCTACACGGCGACCGACATCAACACGCGCGAGTCGATCCCCCGCGTCAAGGACGAGTGGCGCCTGGTCGTGTGCGCCGGCAACCGCGTCATCCTCGACACCCCGGCCTCCGACCTCTGGTCCCACGCCGGCCACCCCTACGACCGGATCGTGCTGCGCGACACGGGCGAGTTCTGGGGCCGCAGCCTGGTCAACATCCTGTCGTCGGCCCAGCGCTCCCTCAACCGGATCCTCGCGGCGATGCAGCACAACGTCGAGCTGACCGGCAACCCGATCTACAAGGACGTGGGCCAGCAGGGTCGCACCCCCCTCACGAACCGTCCGGGGCAGCGGATCCCGGCGACGATGCAGGGCAAGGACTCGGACTGGCTCAAGCCCCCGGTCATGCCCCCCTCCATGCCCGAGCTGATGAAGTACTACCTGCAGCGGATGGAGGCGATCTCGGGCCTCACCGCCGTCGCCCGAGGTGGAGCCCCCGCCGGCCGCAACGCGCAGGGTGTCGTCGACGCGATCCAGGAGGCCGGCTTCGTGCGCATCCGGTCCTCGCTCCGCATCCTCGAGGCCGCGATGCGCGGGGCCGCGTGGAAGAAGGCGGCGCTGATCTCCGAGAACTACACCACACCGCGGATCGTGTCGATCGCGGGCCCCGGTGGCGACCGCACCTCCCTCATGCTCAAGGCCCGCCACTTCCAGATCCCGACCTCCGACGGTGCGACCCCGCTCAAGTACCAGCTCATGGTCGACATCGGGTCGCGCCAGCACACCTCCCGCATCATGCGCGAGGACTCCGCGGTGCGCCTGTTCACCCTGGGCGCCATCGACCGCGAGGCTCTCCTCGAGGACGTGGACTACAAGAACGCCCAGATGGTCGCCGAGCGGATGGATAAGCGGGAGATGGAACTGGCCCAGGCCGGCGAGCAGGCAGGACCCGGCAAGCGCGAACGCGCTCGAGCATAGGAACCCCCAGGAACAGGAGAGCATGATGGCAGCACCCAAGGTCCCCGAGGGCTTCTTCGCCCGGCAGGTGGCATCCGACGACGACTTCGAGGGTCTGTTCGTGGGCGAGTACCGCTTCGCCCCCGGCGCCGAGACGTGCTTCGACGAGCGCGAGGACAACGCCGAGGGTGAGTCCGATCCCGCGGGTCTCGGCCGCTCCCAGTCCTGACCTCCCCGCGCGGTCGTCTACACTCGTCCCCGTACCCGCCCTTCTCCCCAGGAGCGTTCCACCATGGCAGTCCAGAGCGGCATCACCGCCAAGACCGGCAGTGCCAAGATCACCAAGCTCGGCCACACCGCCGGCAACCAGTACGGCCAGAACCCCGACGCGAAGAACACCAAGCGTCAGGCTCCGACCGAGAAGTCGGCCAAGTAGCACCAGTCCCCCGCTACCCGGCCCCCACCCGCGATCCACTCCGGTAGGCGCGGGTGGGGGCAGCCGCCGATAGGAGCCCGCGATGCCGTCGACCGCGACGATGAACACGATCCCCGAAGGTCTCCTCAAGGTGGCCAAGGATCTCACCGGCCTCATGGCCTTCCCGGGGACCGAGCAGGATCTCGCGTTCCTCACCGACCTGCAGACCCGCGTGCTCGGCTACATCCAGCACGCGAACACCCCGACCGGCGCCGGCAACTTCCCGCCGCCCGGTGCGATGCCTCCCACGTCCCCCGGCCCCGCGCAGCAGACCCCCGAGGGCATGCCCCCCGAACTGGCCGCGCTCATGGGTGGCGGTGCGCAGGTCTCGGGCATCACCCCGGCCGGCGGTCCCCCTGGTGGGATGCCGATGCCCGGTGGCCCCCCGCCGATGCCCGGTGGCGGTCCGAACCTCGCGGGCGGGATGCCGAACCCCGATGAGCTGCGTCGACTCATGTCGGCGGGCTAACCTCCCCCTCTCCGACCCCCCGAAGGCAGGCGACCCATGAGCTTCACCACCCCCGACGTTCCCGTAGCGGACGACGAGTCCGAGGAGTTCCAGCGACACCTCGCGGAGTTCCTCGACACGAACGCCCCCGAGGATGGTGCCCCCGTCGGCACCGCCCTCGGCTCCGTGGAGGACACCTCCCCGCAGCTCCCCGATCCCGTCCCGGCCCCCGAGGCCGAGGGCGAAGGTTCCCCTGGTTCCCCCCAGGGGTCGGAGGAGGGAGGGGTGGCTTCGTCGCCTGGGTCCACCCCTCCCCCGCCTCCGCCTCCCGATGATCCGCTCCCGCCGGCAGCCGAGGCCGAGGGCGAGGTCGACAGTCTGACCTTCGCCATCGGGGACGAGACCCAGATCACGACCGAGGGCGCGCCGGCTCCCATCCAGGACCCCGAGCCCGAGCCCGAGCCCACGGCCGGCGTCGACTACGACCGGATCTTCCGCGCGTACTTCCCCGAGACCGAGGTGACCGCGGCCAACGTCGTCGAACTCCTCGACTTCGGCACTCGGATCCAGTCGCTTTCGCCCGAGCGTCAGCGCATCCTCAACGCGGCCTTCGCGGATGATCCTGCCGCCTACCTCGGTGACCTGATCCCGCGCGCCACCCCGGCCACCCCTCCCACCACCCCCCCGCCGGCTCAGGTGCGACGGGTGCAGCGCGAGGACGAGTGGGGCAACGTCGAGACCATCGAGGTCCCCGTCGAGCCCGACCCCCACGTCGCCCAACTCGAGGCCCGACTCGCGCAGATGGAGACCTACGCGCAGGACCAAGCCCGCATCGCCCAGGAGCAGGCCATGCAGCGCGAAGCCGACCTCGCGAGCGCGGGCCTCGACGACTTCAAGGCCAAGTACCCGAGCCTCGATGAGACCGACATCGCGCTCCTCCACGCGCAGGCCGTGCAGAAGGGCCTCTACCCCGCGATCGCCCGCGCCAACAACAACGACCCGCGCATCGCCTACGCGACCACGCTCGAGACGGCGATGCTCATGAACCCGGTCTACAAGGACCACGCCCTGCGCTCGCCCTCCTCCCCCGCGGCCCCGCCCACCCCGCAGGAGCAGACCCGGGCCGCGCTCGCGTCCGCGGTGTCGGCCTCCACCTCCTCCCCCCTCTCGC